GTATCCGCTCATCAAGTTCACTATAATATTCATCGCTCTGAGGGTCAAATCCCTCAGTTTCTACCATTTTCTTGTGAATGCCAAAAGCCGCAAAAGTCATAGCCTCGTCCTGCCCAAACCATTCATTACGTGCGGCCCATTTTTCTGCTTTTGGGTCAGTTGGGAGCGCAGCCGCCTGCTGTACCTGCTGCTGTGGATAGGCCTGTGCTTGCTGCTCCATCTGTTGAGCATAAGCCGCCTGCTGTGCGGCTTGTTGCTCTTGCTGAACTTTGGCCTGTTCATAGCGATCCTGTGCAACGGCCAACTGTGTCAAAGTCTTTTGAGCCGCTACCGTAGCGTCCACATCCCCCAACTCTACAGCTTTTTTTAAATCCCCTTCGGCCTGCTGCTGTTCCGCAGTAATGCGACTACCATATTCCGACACATAGCCTTGATCCAATTGCTGCATACGCGCTTTAAGGCCTTCTGATTCCTGTTGCACGTTTTGAGCATATTTAACAGCCTCTTCTCGTTGCCTTTCGGCTTCTCGCATTTTTTTCGTTAAGCGATCAATGCGCTTTTGAACTGTAGACCCATATTCCTCTTGCTCAGTTTTTTCTTCAATTTCAACAATTTCCGCGTCTGAAATAGCTTCCGATTCAACAGGTACCTCTACTTCCGCGGCTGTTTCGTCAAATTCCAATGGAACCTGACCACTATCTGCTTCATGTACTTTTTGCTGTATTTCTGCCATAGCTTTACTCTCTTAGATATTAATAATGTCATCGGGATCATGGATCGTGGCTAATACTTCATCATCATTAAGAATCCGTACTTCGCCCCCCTCGATTCTGAACCTAGAACCCGCATATCGGGGGAAAACAACCCAGTCTTTTTCAGAACACCACGGCCCTTCTGGAAATTTTTCTTTATCCCTGTAGGCTAAAGGCCCTTGTCTTAGGACATATCCCACAACGGTTTGTATCTGGCTTTCCTCTACCACTTTATCTGGTAGGTGAATACCTCCCTCCGTTTTTCCTTTTCCTCGGTATGGGAGAATAAGCATACGCCAACCAGTCGGTTGCGGCATTCGATCTAAAAGAGTTTTATCAAGAAGTGTTGGATCTAAAACGCGATCCTCTTCTTTAACATAAAGGTTTTCTACAGCATGGACAGCTTCAATCATCCAATTGCTCCTGTTTTTCTAGCAGGCCCGAGAGTTCCTGTAAAATATAGTTAAGGGCATTTAACTCGCCCATCAGTTCTCGATATTGTTCCATGGACTTTATACCATTATTCTCCAGTACGTCCATAACAACAGATCTACGTTCTCTAATTGTTTTTTGGACAAATTGAACAATATCGAAAGAATCCATTAGTTTCCTCTGCTATGTGTTTTGCTTTTATGGCAACTGACACAAAGTAACCTCAACACAGCTTGGCTTTCATGGTACTCACACCAATCTTTTTTAATTTTCTTGGCTACATCATTAAACCGCCATCTTTGGGGGTAATTAGCGTTAACGCGCTTGATTTCAAGATCAACAACCTCCTTTATTAAAAAGGTTTGGTCATGTTGCTTTAGAAAGGTTTCTGCAATGTCTGAAAAATTAGGGGTGTGATCAACCTCTAACCCCAACCCATGACTTTGTCTCCCACAACTTTGACACTTGTCTTCTACAGAGTCCCTGAATTTTTGTATTTGAGGCTTTACCGTATGCCTTAAAACATTTTTTAGTTTTTTTTGGGGGTTTTCTGTCAGTAACACGCCGGGTCCAAAACATTTAAACATCCATTTAGCGGATACGGAACAAGGGATATCTGTCTCTTTAATAAATAAGTTTTCTATCGATCCTTTTGGGTAGGTCTCTTTTGGACCTTCTTTTTGAAGAATCCACAAACAAACGCCGCCATCTTTATCGCGGCCAAAGAACCAATCTTTGATACCTAACCCAATTTTCTTTTTAAACCAATCAGGGTTGTTACAAAAAAAGTAATCAGCATAGAGCTTATCCATTTGGCTTTTTTTAATGATTGTTTCTTCAGTCAGGATGTGTTCTCTGCCAAGACAGGACGCTTCTGTCATCTTGTCCCTGAGAGCGCAAAAATGGCTATACGCCTCTTTTTTGGTTTTACAGTCTTTTCCTAGAACAGCTTTGTAGGTCATACTTCTTTATCCGTCAGCCTTCCAAATAAAGACCGGGGTACGTTCTCCTACATAGCTTCCAACAACATTAAACTCCATGTGTTCAATGGCTTCTTCCTCTGTGAGTTCATCCTGTTCTTTTAAGATATCTACACATTTTTCATAATCATATGCCACCACATTTGTTCCGCGAACGCAGGTGATACCTAAGATCGCCTCATCAAACCCAGTAGCTTTCAAAAGTTCGGGATCTTCTTCCATCTAATATACCGATGGCGCAACTTCCCGTACCCCCAAGGACATGTTGGCAGAAAAAGAGCGCCGCTCTCCCTCCCCATAAAACGGGTACGCGGTGTGGAACAGATACGCGGGAAAAATGTATAAATCCCCTGCTTTAGGTTGTACACATACGTTTCCGGGGCAACAGACCAAAGACGTTCCATAGATAAAGTCCAAATAGCCTTCCGTGGCCTTTTTATCCACATACCGATTATTTGTGTCCGATATTGGTTCAGGCACCTTTAAATAAAGTACACAGGAATAACTTCCCGTCGTGTGCATATGCGTTGGGTTATAGTCATTCTCAAATGCTCTAACAAACCAGCTTTTATGCACAATCAGCTTCTCAATATCCTCAGACTGATCCGGTACACAATGCTCATACAAGCCCTTTGTTAAAGTAAAAAGCATAGTTCCTAAAGCAGGACTTTGTTCAAGATCGTGGGCTAACTCTTCTTGGACGTGTCCAACAAGATCTTTGGAAATGTTCTGTTCTTCACGTTGATCACTCTCTAAAAGCGCGTCACAGGACATGTTTAGCAGGGTCAACATTTCTGACGGGATCGTAGTTTTTAATATACGAGGTCCAAAAGGGCTCAATACTTCAGCTTGTATCTGATCCATTCTTATACAGGCGTTAGGGGTACATCCAAAAGAATTTCGTAAGATTGTTTTTGTGTTTTGTCCAAGCGGTTCAACCAGCCCTTACCAAAAGTACTGAACGTACTTAACCGTCGATAAAACAATTCCCTTTCCTTGCCAAAGTCACCAATTAAGTCCCCCACGGAATGGGTGTCTACAGCCGCTAGTGTTAAAGGGCCAATAGCACCATCAGCGGTTACGTCTACAAGTTTTTGCAGAACTTTGGCGGCTCTTGATGGCCCGGAGTTCACGGCCCAGTCAAAAACGCTGAAATCCAAGCCGTTCGGTAAATCATCGCCACAAACCTTATCCCAGTAATCCTTTTTATAGATGGCCTTGGCATGTTCCAAGGGAAGTTCTTTCATTTCTTCTTCGGTAACCGATCTGCCTAGGTATTTTTCATAAACCTTTTGCGTAATACCCCTGTTGGTACGACCACCGGGGTCTTCAGGATGATCTACATAGCCGCCTTCATGTTCCAACACGTACCCAAGGCATTTATCAAAATTGGCTCGCATTATTTACGACTCATCCAAGCTGTGACTCCCATATACGCACCGACGATACCTGCCTGCGCGATATAAAAGAGTCCTAATATTTCGCCCAAAGCGTCGACGCGGCTCTCGGGTACGATGGGCATAAAAAGACAGGCGCTGAAAATAATCATGCTGGCTATGGATAACCAAGCCATGCGTTTTTGCGCTTCGCTTTTTTCTTCGCGAAGTTCCAATTCCAACATTTCCTTGGAGCGTGCAATTTCGGCATCGGTAACTGTGCCATCCTGATCTAAATCATACTCGGCAAATTTACTCCCGATTTCCAGCTTTTTAGGGTTCACCTTTTTTTCTTACGCCCCTTTTTTTTACGTTTTTTTCCGGCATTGCGCGTGGCAATGGCTATGGCCTGTTTCTGTGGATAGCCCTCCTCCATCAGTCGTCGGATATTCTCACTGATGGTCTGATCACTGGAACCCCGTTTAAGCGGCATCGCTAGGCAATCGTGAAGCGGCCACCCCGCTGTGCAGCGCCCATACCCCGCTTTTGACCTGTCGTGATTTTAGCTTTCCCTATGTTTGGCGTCTTTTCCTTCGTGGCCTTGGCATAAGGAATACTGCCCTGCCCTTGAATGACCGCCTTGTTTTGCGGTTTTGGCGCTTCAACCGGGCCGCTAATGATTTTTACCACACCCATATTATTGTCCTCTATTACCTTGTTGCTGTATACGCATTATCTCACGTTCTCTCGCAGCATCAATACGGGCTTTCGTTTGCCCCTCCTGACTCGCAAGACGTTGTTGAAATTCCTGACCCTTGCGAACTTCCTTAGTTTGGTCAAGCTGCAATTCGGCTTGGTCCTGTGCAATGTCCGCCTGACTTTTCTGACCTTTGATCGCCAGTTCCTGCTCTTTCAACGCGATCAACGGATCAGGACCTTCTTCCTGACCGGCGTTCGCAATTTGGTCACTAAGGGCTTTCAAGTTCTGCATTTCCTGTGCAATTAACTGCGCGGCCAACGCCTCAATTTCAAACTGAGCCTGTTGTTCATTTACAGGCTGTCCAGCAGCTTGTTGCTGTTGCTGCTGTTGTGCATACATAAGAGGAGCCTGTTCCTGCGCTTTAAGTTTAGCGTGTTCCATAACATGCTTTTGTAGAGCTATGGCAATTGGGGGCATCGCTTGTACCGTACCTGACGAACCAAAAACCAGATGCGCCATCATATGTGCATCGTGGTCCTGTCCTTCAAACGCCTTCAAATCCGTGTTTTCAAGCGCATCAATATTTTCCTGTGCCGGATCCTTGGGCTGTGGTTCGTCTGTCGAGGGCGCATTCAGCATTTTTTCAACATCCCGCACCCCCAATGCTTCATACATGCGCCGAAATACTTCGTACATGTTGTGCATTTCCGGAGCCTGCGCTGCAAGCTGCATCTGTGTTTGCGCCAAGGTTATTCGCTGCGCCTGTGAAAAAGTATTTGGGTTGGATACGGGTAAAATATCGACCCGATCATCAAAGTCCTGTGCTTTGATAGATTGGTCAGCATTTTCAATAGCATACGGGTACTCCGGCGGTAAATATTCCGCCATAACCTTTGCCAGAAGTTTGAACTCCTGCTTCATGGCATAGTGCATCCGCTTATGTACCGCGCTCATTACACGAGTGCCCTGCTCCAGCATGGCAATTGTCGTACCTACCGCCGCACCTTGGTTGCCATCCCCGACTTTTAAATCTGTAATCGTGGCAAACCGTTGGCCCGCTTCGACTACAAAACTTAAAAGCTGGAATAACGTGGAATCCGGCCCTTTGAATGGCAACGGCATTAAACTGTCTCGTATCGCTCCACCGGGCGCATCCACATCCCGAAATTCTCCGGGCTGTAACGGATCTTCATCGTCCCTGATCCGCAGCCCACGGGCCTTGAATCCTGCGGGAAGGTTCGACAGCGTACCGGCGTCGATAAGCTGCCGCAGTGCAGCAGTGGCAGTACGCGATAGCCCGCCAATCGTGTGAATCAGGCCCAATCCGTAAAAACCAAACCCCGGCAGGAATTTATAATGCACAAAATATTGTATTTTGCGTTTTTTCGGGTCGTCTTCCTTAAAATTCCTTCGGATAGCTAAGATCTGCCCATTGTCTTCACTAATCGTAACCACATAAGGGACTTTTATTTCGGTGGGTTCTCCGTCTTCTCCGATTTCTTCATAACCCGGCAGGTCCAACTCCACATGGCATTCCAGCAACGTGCAATCGTAGTCGATAGTCGATGGATGAATGCCTTCAAGTTGTTCCACCTCTCTGGATATACCAGAGCTTTCAGCTTGCGTAGGATGGACCGGGATGTCTCGATAAAAGCCAGAAATTTGCTTTTTACGGAGGTCATTAAGCGGGATTCGGATAACCTGCGTAATATTTGGGCAGGTTTCAAGGTCGTTTGCTTCAAACGGGACAATAAGTTGTTCCGCAGGAACAAAACTACTGACTGCACGTTCCATCGACTCATCGTAATACACCTTTTTGAAGGTAGAACCAGCCAAAGGCAGGTAAAACAGCATTTGATCAAATTCGGGCGTGTATTCCTCCATCACGTTGGTGATGTAGTAATTCATAAATTCGCGAACACGCTGCGCCTGCTGCTCTTTTTCCTCTGTTAAATTCCCCATGATGGTTGTTCTGACAGGTCCACCGGGAGGCAGTAATTCATTAAAGGCCTGCGCTTGAAATTGCGTGGCCGCTTCAGCTAAAAGAGGATGTGTTACACCTGTTGCACCACGAAAAGGCTGTGTTCGCTCCTCGTAGTTAAAGCCTAATAACTCTAGGCCGTCCGCATAGGCTTTTTCCCAGTCTCCACGCGATGTTTTATTGGCCTCAAACTCCGCTGTCAGTTCATTTGCAATAGCGCCTAATTCCCGATCATCCAGATCTTCAGCCAGATTATCGGAAAAACCCATAGTACCTTGCTGTAGGGAGGCGCTTGGGTCAAGATCAACAACAACCCCACCATCCTCTATCTCTTCAATGGAGATACCCTCTACAACAGGGCGTTGGGAAGGAAAAAATGCGCCGGGTTGTTCAATTTCAACATCCAGCTCCAGTTCCCTGAGATCAGGATTATCATTCTGTCGTTCCATTAATGATACAAGAGGATCGTTAGCCATAAGTCATATCCTGATTTTTGAACATTGCGTAAACAAAGATAGCGAAGAATACGACCAACAGAAATTCATTCTTCTGGGACTCTCCCCGTAAGCCAATCAAAGAGCAATTCCCCATCTTCCCCACCTAGGGCATCAGGGTAGGCCGATGGGGTCAGATTTACCTCTCCCAGTGGACCGTCAATCAGTGCATACAGGCTTCCATCACCATTGCGGATTGCGTACAACACCGACTCCCGACTGAGGACCGCCTCGAATGGGCTACGATCCAGCCCAGCACGTCGGCCTTTCACCTTGAAAAATACTTTATTCATAATTTTTTAACCAAGGCATTTTTGAGGTATTAGTCATTATACAAACATTGCCCGTGCAGTCCCACTCAATGAATTAACGCCGCCGCCGTTGGCATAACGGGTCATGTTTCGTGCTATTTCAGCCAAACTGTTAACACCGCCACCCGCAGCCCTGCTCAATACCGGCTGGCCCTCTTCCTGTACTTTCTTCTTCATCGCGTCCGTGATATGCACCACGAAGCGGAAAGGTTCTTCGTTTCC